CCTTCAGCGGCAGATACGTCATTAGGAGAAGGAAGTAAACTAACTTTACGAACTTCGTCTGATTGATTTTGCCACCAATCCAAAGTTTCTTTTGATACCGTTCTTTTGAAGTCTCTTGTTTGTTCTTTAGCATCAAACTTCACAAACAGAGCTTTAGATAACAACGAATCCCACGTGTCGCCTTCTGTAAATTCAACAATACTAGCAGAAAGAATTACTGCAGTAGATTCTACATCGAGGGTTTCTAAATCCAATACTAACATTTATTTCTCCAATCTAAACGATGATTTTTTGAGTAGGAGGAGTAATGATCAAAGACTCTTCAAATTTGGATTTATACTCATCAGCTAGACCTTGAGCTGGAGTGCAGATTGAGGCAATAGCATGTTTATTCAGAGTAATATTAGATTCAGCATAAGGCTGGAATGCTGCAATCATAAGACCGATCTTTCCAGATTCTGTCATTTGAGTTGCAATTTGAGCAGGATTTTCTAATTCGTAAGTGGTATCAGTTTCTGAAGCAATGATAGAAATAACTTCATCTCCAGATAATAAACGAAATGCGAGTATTTGATTTGTCATAATATATTCCATAAAGAAAAAAAGAAGGGGAGATAACGAGTCTCCCCTATAAATTGATTAACCTAACAACAAATTATTAGATGTACTGATTTCAAGTTTACGAGGTTTTAATTCCTCTGGGATGATATGGTCAAGAAAGATACGCAACATGCCATCATTAAGTTTGATCTCAGATACTATCACGTTTTCAGCAATTGTGAAGGTTCTAGTAAATGCTCTTGATGCAAGACCTTTATACAAGTATACACTATCATCTGGTTCTGCAGATTTACCAGTAACAGTCAGTGTTCTGTTATAAAGTTCAACGTCAATATCATTACGACTAAAACCAGCAACAGCAATCTCAATAATAAACGAATTATCTCCAACAGTTTTGATATTGTATGGTGGATAAGACTTTTGGTTTTTAAGATTCTCAGTTGCTTTTCTAATTGCTTCTGAATGTGTATCAAATCCTACAAAGAATTTCAAGAGTTCCTTGTCAAATTGAACTAGTTGGTTTGCTAACATAATGTTCCCCTTTTAAGCGAGATTTTAGTAATGATCACTCCGAAGACATGATCAGTGTTTGAGAAGTTTTAGTGTTCCTCCTCAGAACAAACAACTTATTCCACTGAAGCTTCTTCTGGAGGCAACAGCTCTTTAATCTGTGCTTCGCCCTGGGCATAAATTTTACCAATCAATGCATTAATTTCATCGAATGGATACTTACCTAGAATAGCAAGTAATTTGTTCACATCAGTAATGGTGAGTGTGATATTTAGTTCAGTAGTATTTTCATCTAATGGTTGTGTCATAGTATATTCCAATTTAGTGTGAAGTTTTACGAACACCGATGTTATACTTAGGCATCAATGTCCAGTTTGATTTCTCTTGGTATGTAAGAATCTTGATTGATGATAACGAAGCTCGTTTAGCAACTTTATCAGTATCAACGACTTTCAACAAATTCCAATCTTGTAACAGTACAGCAATAGCATTTCTCCGTTCGATATCATCTTGAGAGATGTTTGATTCCTTACCATCCAATGCAAACAATTCTTTGAAGTGCACCAAATAGTATCTTCCTTGCTTGTGTAGAATATGGCATGACTGATACAGTATATTGTCTTTTTTAGAAGCAACACCAATCCGAGACAGAGTTTCTTTAATCTTTAAAAAGCTATCTGGTTCTGGAATGGTAATTTCTAACATATTATCAGTCAAATTATCATATTGTGTAGTAGTTTCACTCATTTTCGACCACCCGTGTATTGTCTCTCTTTTATGTAGTTAATTTGTTCAGTAGTTAGCATATCCAAAACATCTTTACCTCTCTGTTTAGAATATCCATAATATGAACATACTGCAGCAAGGTCATCAGATTTTGATGCCTTCTCTGCCCACTTCGAGAAACGCTTTTTCCTTGCGATCGTATTTATATAATAAGCAAATTGTTGCTTACTAGGAATAGACGAATACTGATTCATCTCGTTAGCGAACATAACAGTATCAACAAAGTACGAAAGACTACGGTTGATCAAAAATGCATTGTAATCTTTGTCAGCCTGAGGATCCTCAAATAGATCCTCTTTCGAATAATTTATAGCATTCACGAACTCAAATGGCTTAATCATAATATAGACTCCAAGTTACTTGAACTTACAAGCTGACATAATTTCAGTCATACACGCCATGATATTGATTTCTTTATCAGCTCGGAAAGCTCCTTTGTAATCATAATCAGCAAGAATCAACACCAATTCAGGAATACTTTGTGGTTCTAAATGTTCTACTGAAGTATCATACAACTTTCTCGCTAGTTCTACAAATTCAGTATCAACATTACTACCAACCCATTTACGTACATCAGTAAAGTTTTTGGCTTTGAGTGATGTTAACAATACCCCAAACTTATCATCATTGAAGTTACTCGATAAGATTCCGACATCTATTTTACCAGAAACTGAGTATCTTTGCAACTCATTTAAGATTCTTCTATAGTCTGGAAAGTGTTTGATTACTAATTCAGATACTACTTTAGGATCAAATTCAACATCTTCGTTATTGAGAATTTGAACCACTCTCTTATAGAATCCTGCCGCTATAGCAGGCTTATCTTTTGCTTCTACTTTGAAATCGATACAAGTACATCTGCTATGTAGCGGTTCAATAATTCTTTGTTTGTAGTTACAAGTAAAAATGAATCTACAGTTAGCAGAGAACTCTTCCATAAAAGAACGTAATGCTGGTTGAACACTTTGAGGATTCATATAGTCAGCTTCATCCAGAATAATAACTTTCTTAGAATCAGTCAACGAAACAGTAGAAGCAAAACTCCGAATAGTACCTCTTAGTACATCAATGGACCGACCTTCGTCAGATCCATTGATTAGTATATATTCAGCACCAATCTCATTACAAAGAGCTTTAGCAACAGTAGTCTTACCTGTACCAGCAGAACCTGAAAACATAAAGTGAGGCAATTGTCCTGATTCAATAAATTCCTTAAAAGTAGTCTTCAACGACTCAGGAAGAATACAATCATCAATCAACTGTGGTCTGTATTTTTCTACAAACAAGAATTGGTTATTAATGCTAGAAATTGTCATAATATAAAGGTCCTTTAATTAAGCTGAGAAAGTAGAATCTTGTTCAACACCAACATAATAAACTAAATCAGAAGAAGTAGAAGCAAATCTGGATACTCGTTTAGATGAAATAGACACTTGGTATTCTCCTGGAATGAACTTGAGGATATCTACCTTGAAATTAACTTGGAATTCTAAATCTGTATTACCAATAGCTACTTCAAAAGAGTTAGCTGTATCATTTTTCTTATCACCAATGAACAACTTCAGTTCACCATCAACTCCAATGAATGATACATCAGATGATCTTAATACAGAAGCAGTTTTAGTAATCAATGATAAGTGTTCTGCAGTCAATAACAATTCGATATCAGTTTCTGGAAAGTTGATGTCCTTCTTAGGAACCTCAAGAACATTAGATTCTGCTGAATAATATTTGATAGAATTCTTACCTTCAGAAATCTTAACAAACTTCTCGTTAAATTCCAACTCGGGACTTTGGAATAGAGCCATAACACTAAGGAACTCGGTCAAATCATAGATACCAAATTCTTGTGGGAAGGTATCAGGAACAGTAGCAGAAGACATTAGAGTATTAGCAAGAGTTCTGGTCTTGAGAATGTTTCCTGGAGTAATCAACAGATTGGAATTGATTGAAGCATAGTTTTTCAAAATAGTAATAGTGTCTTTCGATAGTTTCATTTTACTTCCTCATAGTTTAGGTCAAAGATTATATTATCTAACATGAATCATTTTATTACAACATTATTCTTCAACAAGTATTCACATAAGCTCATTAGACTTGCTATAGCATGAGCAAGATGATGTAGTTGAGAGGTTTTGTCTAGTTCTTCTCCATCTCTGTATTCCCATTGATGTAGTTGAGCAGTATTAAAGAACTTTCGTTTTGCTTCAGTAGGACTCATCCAAGTATCATCACTTGTATAAGACATTACCTTTGCTACTTCTTTCAATGCAAGAGGAGGAATCCTATCATAATTTGGTTCTGTTGGCTTTGGAATGCTATACCTATTAAGCTCAGCCAAAAATAATTCGTATTCATCTTCAGTCATGTTATCTCCATGGATTAAATCTTTCAAGAGTAATGATTGTCAATATTATTAATCCTGCTAGTATATCTATATTAGTAATCATTATGAAAATCTCCTAACTCATAATCTTCGTACACATAAAGTCGAAATGGAAAATTTACATCACCTACATTACAAAAATTAGGTCCTAGAAACCGCTCTACTACTCCAGTCACCAATTTGATTCCATATTGCTCTTCAAACTCGTCCTTATCTTCAAACATTACATCAGCAAAATTACCTTCGATATAGATAGGCAATTTAGCTTTGTAGTATGGCCAAGGGTCGTAGAAATCGTTAGCTGGGTAAAGTTGGAATAAATTTGACTCATTTACCAATTCATTATAGTCATCTATGTTCTTGATGGTTAAGGTATAACCATCTTTCAAGTTAACTTCTCTGTAAGTAGTATTGAGTAAAATTTTACTATGTTCAGTAAAGTGATTGCCATTCAATCTATCAGTAAATTCAATTAACTCTGGGAAATCTTCAATTCTCATTATTCAGCTCCTAAATCAACAGTACGAATTTTTCTAACAACACAAACAGCATCATGTTCCATCGAAATACCCATACCCATTCTTGAATACACATATTTTGTATCACGGGTAGTATATTTGGTAGAAGTCCAATACGTTTGTCTTTCGATGAATTTTTCAGGTTCAACAGTCATCATCATTTCCATTTGTTCTAGTGATGGAATGAAGTAATCGTACTGTCTTGATTCACCTTCACCAAGAATAAGCGGTCTGTTCCATCCTTCAGAGAACGAAGCAAGATATTCTGTTTCTACTGGAGACAGAATGAGATGATATGGTTTAACGTGTCCCGGACAGACTGTTCCAATATAAGTCTCGCCAGGTAAAAGTTGTGGTACCATTTTATAATTCCTCTTCATATTTTATTAAGTTACAGCTATTGTCCTACACTATTCATCAAAGGTCAACAATTCTTTTTCAATCATGTCATAGGCCCAACTTGGCATTTCAATCTCTTCAAGTGACTCAAGTATAGCAAAGTAGCTACCTTTAGTTTTATCAATAAAATGCCGATGAGGTTGTTCGTACCTTTCTATAGCCAAACTCTTACCAAACTCTTTAGAATACAAATCATTCTTGTTAGAGAAGGCAATTCCAAATCTGGCAACATTATGAGGTTCCAGCTTGTATGCGATAGTAATAACATTAGTTCTTGCTTTGGATCTATCGCCTAAGTATATAAATTTCATAATAATCTCCTAGTTTTGGCCTGTAATTTTCAACCACAAATTGTGCACATATATTGATGACACTAATCCTAGAGCTCCTCCGACAACATAGCATACCGATTCTGCTATACCAGCATCAGGAGTAGCCTTATACAAAAACAACTGAAGGGAACCAATCATTAGTGCTGTAATGAAAGAAGGCAACGCTTCTTTGCTCTTTACAAACTGAGACTGAATTCCTAACAACATAATCAAGAAGAACGATGAGAAGAAAAGGGTTATCATCGATACAAGTTGTTCATTCACACATAGCATAATACTGTTCCCACTCAAGATTTCTTACCAATAGTCTTGGCATCAGTCTCATCAGTAATATACTGATAGCTCCCTTTGTTGTAAGCAATTCCAATTCTTTTAGATTTACTTATAATTTGATCAGCATCATCTCCTGTTATTTGACCTCGTGTAACTTTCTCTACCATTGAATTCTTACCTAGACTAGCTTTGGAATTTCCTATCAATGATGGTATGTTATTTTTAGGAGCCCAACTAGGTCTTCCAAAAGTCATTCCTTTATTAGATGCTTTAGGTTTAGCAGTAGTACCAAATACCCAGTTAGAATACTCTTCAAATGTCATCTTGAGCTTTGGTTGGGTTTTGTATTGTTTATTGAAATCTATCCAATCTTGTTTTAGTTTTGCTTCTTTAGTAAGTTTCTTGTTCATATTTATTCCTTAGTGAGCTATTATAGGGTAATATACAGGAGTTTAATGAAAAGGTCAACATTATTTTATAAATATATTTCATTTGGAGTATAGTATGAATCTGGCAAGAGATATAAAAATAATGAAGTTTGTCGTTGGTAGACTGAAAGAACCCAGTACTCATGCTGCATTGACTGGATTATTTGCTGCATTTGGTAACATATCTGATTCCACGTGGAATATAGTAATGAATGGACTTGCTGTGACATTTGCGGTTGCTGGAGTGTTCATTAAAGAACCAGGTGCTGAAGATTAATAAAAAGAAAGCCCAATAAAGGGCTTTTAGTGTTGTCACCTTAGGAGAGTGATTGGAGCGGGATAAGGGAATCAAACCCTTGCCAGGAGATTGGAAATCTGCTGTTCTATCATTAAACTAATCCCGCAATATAAAGGGCGTATTATTTTTTTAACGTGGGCCACGCCTAGCACCATTTCTACATTTGGAGCCACTGAAAGGAATCGAACCCTCAACCCCCTGATTACAAGTCAGGTGCTCTACCAATTGAGCTACAGTGGCGTTTAAAACTTATTAGGGGTGACTAGTGGGACTCGAACCCACAAAATCTCGAATCACAATCGAGGACGTCTACCAATTCCGTCATAGTCACACCTAATAAGTCTTTGTAAAGTGGTGGAGACTAGGAGAGTCGAACTCCTGATAACGCCGTGCAAGGGCGTTGTTATACCACTTAACTAAGTCCCCAATAAATTGGCTCCTAGAGTAGGAATCGAACCTACCTGATAAACTGATTAACAGTCAGCTGGCACACCTTGCGCCCATCTAGGAAATAAAAATACAGGATACGTTTTGTTTTCATCCAAAGAAAAGTTTTTTATTTGATGAATGTATCCTAAAACTTGTAGTTCGTTATGAACATGTTTTTGTACTACAACTACTACACATAGGTTGTATTATTAATATATCTAATT